CTCTTGTGGGCGGTCTTGCAGGGGACGCTCTGACTACTGGTCAAGAAAATATTGCGATGGGCAGGAATGCCTTGAGTTCTGATACCAAAGGTCAAAAAAGCACCGCTCTAGGTAACGGCGCACTAGGAACCCAAAACTTTACGACAGCTACAGATGCTTACAACGTTGGAGTTGGTTATGTCGCAGGTAATGCAATCACCACGGGAAAACAGAACACCCTGATTGGCGGTGTAGCAGGTGATGCTCTTACGGATGCCGATTTTAACACCGCAGCAGGTTACGGCTCTTTATCGTCTGATACTTTGGGCAGTGAAAGCACTGCCGTGGGTTACTTAGCCTTATTGACGCAAAACTTTACCACTGCTACTACCAGTTACAACACGGCTTTAGGATCTCAGGCTGGCCGGATAGTCAGTACGGGAAGACTTAATACGTTTCTTGGTGCTGTTGCGGGTGACGGTATCACCACTGGGAATAGCAACATTTACATAGGGTATAACACGCAAGAATCTGCCGCAGATGTTAATAGCGAAATTGTCATAGGTAATGGTTTAACCGGCAAAGGTGGCACCACATCGTTTCTTCAAGGACAACCCTTCAACTCTAGTAATACGTCAACATTCTTCACTACTTCCGATGAGCGGTTGAAGAAAAATATAGTAGATAACACTGTTGGTCTTAGTGCTATTAATGAAATCAAAGTGAAAAACTTTGAATATAGAACTGAAGATGAAATAACTGAACTACCCGCAGATCAAGCTATAGATAAACAAGGCGTCCAGTTAGGGGTAATAGCTCAAGAAATACAAGCAGTTCTGCCAAACATGGTTATAGAGGAAAGCACAGGAGTTCTGAGCGTTGATCCAGACAATATGATTTGGCACTTAGTAAATGCAGTCAAAGAACTATCTGCCCAAGTAAAGTCACTAACCACAAGAGTCACTGAACTAGAATCATAAGGAGGACGAAATGTCTGAAGAAGCAAGAACCGATGAAGAAAAAGCGCAGATGTACCAAGCCATGCTGGATGGCGCGAATGTCATCACCAGTGTGTTGGCATCTGATAACGAGTTTGGCAACGATCTTACAGGTGCTGAGAAGCAAGAGCGTGTACTGCGCAGTGCTGGTTATTTAGAGTATGGAAAGGCGCTAGGCGATTGGGGATCAGAAGACTTCTCTGCCATAGACAGTGCCGTTACAGCCGCAAAAGCATACACACCGTAAGGAAAGATAGACCGTGCAAATTAGCCTAGAAGAAAACGAGATCAACGCAATCCTAGCGATACTGGGCGATATGCCAAGTAAGTCAGGGACATGGCCTTTAATGATGAAGATTAAAGTCCAAGCTGACGCGCAACTCGTTGAGCCAGAGGAAGAAGAGCCGGAAGAAGAAGGCGAGGAAGACGCTGCTGTCGAAGCGATAAATGGCTGAGATTCAGTTTCAGATGCACCCGCTGCCGTCAGTATTCCTGATGGAGTTGGACATCCCGACAGAGTTCGTTGATTCGTGTAACGACTATCTTGACGAGCTAGTTACGCAAGACGATAAAGTCAGCGCAGCACATACGCTTGTAGGTCAGATCAAGACAGGTGAGCAGTTAGTGATGGATCACGAAGATCCTAGGCTGGCACCGTTTTCTCGGTTCTTGTGTGAGATGGGCGTGACGTATGTTAACCAGTTTATGGCTCAATCTGGTCAGGTGCTGGACGGTAACAGAAACGTCGAGATGGATGAGCTATGGTCAGTCCACAGCTATGAGGGTGATTATAACCCGATCCACGATCACGGCACGAAGACGATCATGGGTATTAGCTGTACGACATGGACAAAGGTGCCGCCCCAGATAGTGCAGGGGCCAAGGCCGGGGTCGCAAGAGTACGGGTTGTATAACGCTTCTGGCGAAAGCGATGGCTGTCTCTGCTTCAACTACGGACAGAGCAGCACATGGGACAGAGAGCGGCTAAAGCCTACGCAGAATGTCGTAGTTAGGCCGCAGGTAGGTAGGCTATATATGTTTCCGAGTTGGATGCAGCACATGGTCTACCCTTTTCAGGGGGAAGGCGAGCGAAGAACAGTAGCCGCCAATATCAATTGTTTTCCTGTAGAGGGCGAGCAAGATGGACATAAGCATTAATGATACTGCTCAGGTCAGTTGGAAGCAGATAGCGGTACAAAAGCAAGAGCGATTAAGAACAGGCGCTGAAGGCGAGACTGTGCGCGAGGCGGTAGAAACAATCATACCAACGATCTACACCAAAGAAGGCAACAAGATTGAGGCGCAACCACTAGCGCCTACTCAACGAGTGAACGTATCGGTATGAGTGATAAAGGCGAACAAGCACTAAACGAAGTCAATGCGCACGAGCGCGAGTGCGCCTTGCGTTACCAGCGTATCGAAGAACGTCTCGCAGAAGGCAGCGCCAAGTTCAAGCACCTAGAACATCTTATCTACGGACTGTACGCCTTGATTGCAGCAGCAGCGTTGCCGCAGTTCTTTATGGGTTGAGACATGATAATTGAGTCTGTTGCAGCCGCTGGCATGCTTCTCCAGCAGATCAATACGGTCATTCAAAATGTGAATGAGGGCAAGGCCAACGTCCAACAGGCTATGGCGTTGGTCTCTGACTTTGGCGAAGCACTTAATAGCTTCGAGGTAGAACGCAAAAGTTCGGCGTTCAATGCGCTTTCTAAAAATGACATCTTGAAGCTGCAAATGCTTCGCAGGAACCAAGAAAGATACCAAAAGGATTTGAGGGATTTGCTCCTGGTTGCAGACCCCAAACTGTTACAAGACTACGATGCTGCTATCAGACAACAAGAACATGACAGGAGGGCGCACGCGAGACTAGTGGCAAAACGAAAACGCGACCGACAAATACTAATTCAACAAATTCTTGTTGGCGTCACTACGCTGGTCATAGGTGGGGGTTTGGCGATTCTGGTATTTGTCTTGATCATCAAAGCCTTCGGATGATTATGGCGTTTCTGCTTGTCATGCTAGTGGAGGGCGAGCAAGTTGCAGGTAGATTTCACTTCCGCAACATCCACCGATGTAATCAATTCGCATATTGGCTAGAGCAAGGGACAATTAAGCCCATAGAGGGTAGGCGTCTTAACAACCAAGAAAACATCACAGCATATTGCATCCCTGTTAAAGTGCCGCCGAATACTAAGTTTTATGACTGAGATGGCAGCGAAGAAATTAGAGCCTGGATCAGACTACGATCAGTACGATACTGATGGTGATGGCGTTGTTACGGATGACGAGCTAGAGACCAGCAAAGAATTACAAGAGCTAAAAATTAGTAATGAAAGAGCACAGGCTCAGCGCAGTATGAGTTGGTTTGCTTTGTGGGGAATGCTCTTGTATCCATCGTTAGTGGTGGTAAGCAGTTGGGCTGGTCTAGTACAGGCAGCGAGTATTCTTGGTGATATGGCCTCAGTCTACTTTGTTTCCGTTGCAGGTATATTGGCGGCGTTCTTTGGAGCGCAGGCATGGTCAAACAGAGGAAATGGTAGATGAGTTTAGTCGGACAACTAATTGGCCCAGTCACTGGGTTGCTGGATAAGTTTATTCCCGATGTTGACACTAAGAACAAGCTTGCCCACGAAATAGCCACGATGAGCGAAAAACATGGGCAGCAGATTGCCTTAGAACAGATCGAAGTTTTGAAGCTCGATGCAAAAGGGAATTGGTTTCAATCATCGTGGCGACCGCTCGCTGGCTATACCTGCGTACTAGGCTTGATGGTTAACTTCTTAGTGGCTCCAATCGCGGCTGGGTTTGGCGTTGTTATTCCTCAAGCGGATGCTGGTGTGATGATGCCTTTACTTCTTGGCATGTTGGGTCTCGGCGGTGCCAGATCCTACGAAAGAGTCAAAGGTGTTGGTAAGTAATGAGTAAACTAGTTGAAATGATTAAACGCCATGAGGGCGTGAAGTCAAAGGTTTACTTGTGCTCTGCTGGCTACGAAACGATAGGCGTAGGCAGAAATATCTCAGAGTCTGGACTTGGGCTATCTGACGATGAGATCGAATACTTGTTGTCGAATGACATAGCGCGAGTAAAAAGCGAGCTTGCAGACACATACTTTTGGTTCAACGGCATCAACGAAGCGCGTCAAGATGCAATGATCGACATGTGCTTCAACCTTGGCTTGACCCGTCTACGGGGATTTGTGAAGGCGCTAGAGGCGATGTCACGCGAGCAGTTTGATATAGCTGCTGACGAATTTATGGATAGCAAATGGGCGCAGCAAGTTGGTACAAGAGCTATCCGGGTTACTGAAATGATTAGATCTGGAGAGTACATATGAGTCAAAGGCCAGGCAGTCCAATGGGTCGTGATTTTGGCCCTATATTCCGTGGCCCGTTTGGTGGGGGGATGAGAAGAATGCCCAGGCCGCCTATAAATAGGGGGCCGATATTTAGACCCAGTAGACCCAGACCTCCAATTTATTCACCAAGCGGCCCAAACAAAGGTGGAACACAAGCACCTATACCTAGATTCCCTAGCAGAGGATCTGGCGCTTCTAATTTTTATCGCCGCCCAAGCTACAGTTATGGAGTTCCTACAGGGCTAGGGTCTTTGCTCTCAGGACAGCAATCTCCCTTTGGTAGGATGGTCGATCCGGCAACAGGATTCCCTCAGAGATCATTCCCAAGACCAGTTATGGGGCGACCAGATTTTGGGCAGATTGGTCGTTCCACATCATCGGGCAAGAGTGGCTCAAAGGGTGGTGCAAAAACTGTCACCCCAGAACCGAAAGATCCTCCAATATCTGACAACAGGATAAACCTAGATTCTTTTAGAGAGTTAAACCCACAAATCGAAACAGGTAATGAAAGGCCGACAATACCCAAAGACCTTGGTAGGCGTTTTGACGTTGGGCGACCACGGCCCGATATAGTGCAATCTGTCAGAATAGATCCTGATATTTTAGACAGAGGCACGGTCTATAGACCCCCAAATCAGATCTCCAACGACAGGCCAATGATCACAGAAAATCCTATGTTTTTTGAAAACAACCCGCCGCCAACCATAATGCCAAGGTCGGATTTAATCCCTGCTGGGCCAGCGCCTTCTATTTCACAAATACCAGATCTAATCCCTGCTAGGCCAGCCCGTTCTGTTTCACAAACACCAGAAGAATCGTTGAGACAAAGGGCGCTCGCAGGAAACAGGACGGGCACGGGCTTAGACTTACCACCTGCTGCTAATCCACTGCGAGCAGTAGAGCTTATGCCACCGTTAGCGCCACCTCCACCCACCCCACCTCGATTAACAGCACAAGAAAGGACAGGGTTTAGCGGTGCTATGGAGCAAGCTGGTGTGAGGCCAAACATCAGACCAGCAATGAACGTCGGGAAGGCGACGGGCGGCCCTGTGGGTATACATTCAGGTATCGCATCACTGGTGGGTAGACGCTAAATGACGCTGGCGAAGGTACAGTTCGCCCCTGGCGTTAACAAAGAAGGAACCGAATACACAGCAGACGCTGGTTGGTTCGACTCTGACAAGATCCGATTCCGCAAAGGTCGGGTAGAAAAGATCGGTGGATGGACAAAGTACAGTGACGCTAGTTTTCTGGGCGTGTGCCGATCACTGCATAACTGGTCATCACTAGAATCTATTAACTACATTGGGATTGGCACCAACCTAAAGTTCTATGTGGCAGAGGGTTCTGGGTATAACGATGTTACACCGATCAGGCTAACATCAGGTGCTGGCGATGCCACCTTTGCTGCAACTAACGGGTCATCCACTATCACTGTGACTGAGAATGCACACGGCGCAGTGGTCAACGATTTTGTGACGTTCAGTGATGCGGCAACACTTGGTGGCAACATCACCGCGACTGTTCTAAATCAGGAGTATCAGATCGCGTCTGTGCCAACAACAAACACGTTCACCATCGAGGCCAAGGACACAAGTGGTGCTGCTGTTACTGCAAACTCTAGTGACACAGGCAATGGTGGTAGTTCGACGGTTGCGACCTATCAGATCAACACAGGTCTCAATACATTCGTTCAGGGCACAGGTTGGGGAGCAGGCACATGGGGTTCTGGCACTTGGGGTAGTTCCAGCAGTATTGCTGCTGCCGGTCAGCTACGACTATTCAGTCAAGATAACTTTGGCGAGGATCTAATCTTCAATGTCCGTGGTGGCGGCATCTACTACTGGGATGAATCATCTGGCACAGGGACGAGAGCCATCA